GACGAAAACGCCGTTACTCGACGTCTCGAAATGAACTTCCGTCCGATAATTGATGACCCCAGTGTTATGAAAGACGGGTTTGATCCACACAAAATCAAGTTCCAGCCTGTTGCGTTTGACGGAAATCGAGTTATTCAGGAACTTCCGTTGAAACCCATATCTTTCTTTGAGTTCGTCGTTTCAATTTACAACGAAATTCTGAGGAAGGAGCGATATTACGAATTCACTGAGCGTCTCAATGACAAAGTTATTGATGACTTGGTTTACCATGTGCCAAGGGCTGATCCAATGGAAGAAGCCCGCGCAGAGTTGCGTCGCTTGTCCAAACAAATGGCCACGCGTCAGCAAGCTGGAGAATACGCTTACTTCACGGCCGAAGATGTTAGACGTCAATTTATTGCCGTTGTTGGTTTAGCCCACGGCGTGAGTTTGACTACAGAACAGGCCGATGACTTGATTGGGAAATTTGTTCTCGACTTCCCCGGAGTGCTCACACCTGAGGCTTGGGGCAAACGAGAAAATTCATTTGCTCTGTGGAGAATTATCACATCACCTCAATTTGAATGTGTGTATCTCCCGAAGATTCCGAAGGTCGAAGTGGTCCAGACTGAATCCTTCGGCAAATTGTTGAAAGGATGGACCACGCCAATCGGGAAAGCCTTACAAAGCGCGAAGGATTACATCAGGGAACACGGTCAAGCAATTTTTACCGGCGAGGTTCTCGCTGGGATTCTTGCGGGTGTCGCTACGGCGACTGGACTGTATTCTTGGTGGAAGTATTTTATGAACGGATCCGAACAAGTTTACATGAAGGATTCCAAGACCAAGGCAGAAAGAAAAGCTGCTGCGAAGAGCGCTAGGTTACGTGCGGCACGTGTTGCTGTCAAACCTAAGGAAAGTGTTCCACAGGCTAGCAACGTCGACGATTCTATTCGCCTCGTTGAGGACGCGCGGTACAAAATTTCGCTAAAGCGAGAAAATAAAGTATCGGTCGCCCTCCGCGAAATGGGTTATGCGATAGGTGTCTTTGACACCGTTTTCGTGATGCCCTGGCATTTTTGGGTCATGATTGTTGACTCTGTCGAATCACATCCTGATTCTAAGACAACCATTACCATGCGGAAAGGCGACGTCGTTTATGATTTTACCATTGACGATATGGAACCACTCTCTGAGCAAGTTACCACCGTTGATAGGTTTGCTTTCCGTCTGGACAAGAAGTTTCCAGCTGTCAGGTCGATCCTTAAACATGTCGCTTGGGAACGCGAAGTTTTTAATTCAATGACGTCTTACTCAGCCGGTCTCACCGGTGTTTTGGTTTCGGAAGGAGTTAAAGTCGAGAGGCGTTTGAGGCGCACCCGATTATCAAGATTGATCTGGACATGGACGATCCCGACGATGATGGAACGAGGACGAACATGATATCATACGTTCTCAAGACCAAAGCTGGTGATTGTGGACTCCCTTTGGTTTTGTCATCTGGTCAAACGCCAGGCAAGCTTTGTGGTTTCCACACCCATGGTAATGGAGTTGTCGCGCATGCGACGGTTCTTACCCGTGAATGGTTGAATGAATGTATTGGACTTTCGTCCATTCCATCTGAGTATGTTGATCGTCCGGAATATGTCGAACTCTTAGCCGAGGCTCCCGCCGTTGACGCGCGGTTGAATTTTCACCCTGAGGGGTGTGTCATCGTTGCTCAGGGCGTTTCGCCACCTTCACTGGTTTTCCAAAAGAATGATAACATCCACTGGCACCCCAATGGTGAGTCACTGTTACCAAAAGAGCACACTTACGGAGCGTCAGACATCCACCCAACCAGGTTCACAGCAAACCGGGCTAGATTTACGCCAGTTGTCGTCAAGAATGACGACTGGGAACGGTGCAAACCGGTGATCGCAAAGGCGATTGCTGATAAATTTACACGCGCCGCCCCATATTCTGGCGTCTTGCCGAAGTTGTCTTTTGAAGCCGCTATTGATGGTGAATTTGACCTCCAACTTGATGCTCTTAAAGTCAACAAAGCGCCTGGCTATCCCCTTTCTTCCGTCGGAGTTAGCAGGTCTCATTATTGGACTAGGTCGTCTACAGGACAGACGATACCTGGCCCGAAGTACATGGACCTTGCTTATGAAGTTGCACATCTCGAAATGTGTGGCAAAATTGGCTCCCCGCTTCCCGTCGTTTGGCAAATTTTCCAAAAGGCTGAAAAACTCAAGCTTAAGAAGATTGCCGACGGCAAAACGCGCGACGTTAATTGCGCGCCTCTTGCATTTCTTGTCCTGTGTCGGATGTACCTTGGTGCAGGTATGTCCGTCATTTTGCGTGGTGCACCTGAAAACGAGTGTCTCTTGACGACTGATCCTCAGAACGCTGAACAATGGAACTCGCTCACCGCTGACCTTATGGGTCCTAGCGACGGCGAGTGTTGTGAGGCGGGCGATTATCAGGGTTATGACCACTCTCACTCAGAAGCCACTCTTGACCTCCCTGCTGAAGTTTTCCGGCTTTTGTACAGGGGAGCACCCGAAGATGAAAGCCGGGTGCGAGAAGCCATCTTCGATCGCGTGAAGCGGCCTCACCTCATCTTTGGTTCAACCATTGAAGTACGTTCTGGCTGTATGCCTTCCGGATTTCTCGGAACGACCCCATTTAATTGTATAATTAATATGGGCCTTTTCCGTTTTGCTTGGATGGCACTTCACGATTTCCGCAGAGAATCGTTGATCCGCTTTGATGAGAATGTTGTCGCCCGATTCTGTGGCGATGACAATATCTTTGCGGTCACGAAAGCTTACAACACTAGGTTTCACCCCAAGTTTCTTGCCTCTGTCTTCAAAAATTCGAACTATGTCTATACATCGGCCGACAAGACTGAGCCAAAAGACCACAACTCTCACCTCACAAATCACACCATGATCAAGCGCGGGTTTCGTTTTGAGGCCACGATTGGAAAATGGGTAGGTCCTTTGTACCTTGACAGAGTGATTGAGACTTGCATGTGGACTAAGGCTGGGTCGAAAGCTAATATCATTGGTTCTGACAACTGTGACACTGTTGTTGGTGAATTGTCACTCCACGGTAAAGAAGTGTTTGAGAAGTGGGTTCCGAAGATAAAAGCACACGCTGATGGATTTTGGGTTCCAAAATCGACCGATTGGGAAACAGTTCTCATTGCGGTCGCAAAGGAAGGCTCGTGGGAACACGAGTAATCCTTCGGCCTCACGGCTTCCATGCCCAGTTGGTGATTGTCATAAATTGACACCATAGTATCCATACTTAGTTGGTATTTCCCACTTGTACAAAGTGGCCCTTGGGACGGGTAGAATCCCCATGAACGTCTTGCTTGCTTTTCATCAGAAGACAATTGCGGGTCACAATCTGAAGAAAATTCGCGGTTCATAGGGCGTTGGCTATTCAGCCTTACTGCTTAGGATGCGTCGTGGCAATCCCACAATATCCAGAGCACCCCGCTATATCAGGCCGTATTAGTTGAAAGCCTGACGAAACACCACACTCGCCAACCCAACACACACTGAAGACGCCGTCTCCACGTCTAATGGAGACACCCAGAAGATCGGCACGACCACTTTCGCTGACGATGCACTTGGAAACGTCATTGTTCCCGACGTCATTGACAACAGTACTGTTTTCGACTCAATCGATCTCATGGGTGTGAGGTCACTCACCGACCTCATTGAACGTCCCGTCAAGCTGCAAACTGGCACATTTGTTGCAGCTGACAACACCCGTCTTTACAACGCTGATCCTTTCGCTGCTCTTCTTTCGGTCTGGTCTACTAAGCTTGACCGAGCGCAGATTTTGTCAGCCGATGTTGAGCTTACTCTTCAGGCCAACGCTATGCGCTTCCAAGCGGGGCGTTATATTCTTGCCTTCCTCCCGTCGTTTGGAATTGATACAGGTTCGACTAACTTCGTGGCTTATGACAAAATGCATGCTTCTGTTCTAACCCAGATCACCCAGTTACACCATGTGGAACTTGACCTGGCTTATGACACAACGGCAACATTGGTCGTTCCGTGGAAATCCACGGTTGCGGCGTGGCCCAATCAATCAGTTATTACATCAAAAGTCGGTTTTGGTAAAGCAATTCTTTTCCCTTACTACCCTCTCATTCCCGAATCAACGGCAGGATCTTGCGGTTACACATTGTACGCGAGGTTCATTAATGCCAAGGTTTCGGCACCGACGGTTGCCCAATCGGGCACAGAAATCGAGCAAAAGAAAGCAGGCATTGGTCCTGTTTCCGGGTTCTTTTCGAAGGCAGCGAAGTCGACTGCCATCTTGTCGGATATTCCTGTTGTAGGTCCTTACCTGAAGCAGGC